CCGACTTGGCAAAGCAAGTGGAATCATGTGAGCGAAGCATTAAACCGAGTCATTGCAGAGCAGCAGGCCGAAATCGACCAATGGAAATCACGCGATAAATACAACCTTGACGCATGGGTGCGCGAAAACGAAAAGCGCGAGGCTTTGGTCTCTGCTGTTTTTTCATATCTCAATTACCCTGACGCGCCCGGCGTTCGGCAATCAGTCCTTGAGGCTTTGCGTGGCTACGGTTACTGCCTTGCCTGCGAGTGCAGCGATTGCGTGTGCGACGACGAATGAAACCGATATGCGCCCTTTGTGGCCGACCAACCAAACCATTCGTCATGATTGGCCGCGAGGCAATTGGCCCGAAGTGCGCGGCCAAAGCCGGCCTACTGCCAAAGTCCTGGCGCAACAGTCGGCTGAAGTTTTTGAAGCCCATCAAAGCCGAAAGCAACGGCCAAGGCGATTTGTTTACAAACATGAAAGAGGAACATGAATGAGTTGGCACTATTTGCAGGAGGGGGAGGAAGCGTGCTGGCCGCAAGCATCCTTGGATGGCGCACCGTCTGCGCTGTTGAAATTGATTCCGGCGCAAGAAAAATCATGCTTGACCGCCAGCGAGATGGCGTCATTGAGCGATTCCCAATCTGGGATGACATCGAAACATTCGATGGAAAGCCTTGGCGGGATTCAGTCGATGTCATCACAGGTGGATTTCCCTGCCAAGACATTAGCCAATGCGGAGCAGGCGCAGGACTTGATGGAAAGCGATCAGGCCTTTGGGTGGAGATGGCACGAATCATTTGCGAAGTTCGACCAAAACTTGTGCAAGTGGAAAACTCGCCAATGCTCACTTCTCGGGGACTTGGACGAGTTCTTAGCGACTTGGCCAGAATGGGGTACGATGCAAAATGGGGAGTGTTTAGAGCTTCATCCGTTGGAGCAGCCCATCATCGAGCGAGACTTTTCTTGGTTGCTTACCCCCACGGCTCAAAGCTGGAAAGCATGGACATTCCGAAACCCGTTGGCATTGATACGCAAGAATCACGCAGACGGCAATCTGCAAGAGCAATTGATGCGGCTTTACCAGCGAATGACTACTCCTCGATGCCAAGAAATCCTGATGATGTGGCCCGAGGGATGGACGGACTCAAAGCCACTGGAAATGGCTGGGTTCCAATCGTGGCTGCAAGAGCAGCGTCAATACTTTTGCGATCATGACTGAGCTAACCCTACCCTGGCCGCCGACCGAGCTATCGCCAAACCAACGCACGCATTGGGCAATCAAAAGCAGAGCAGCCAAGGCCTACAAGCAAGCCTGCTACCTGACAGCCAAGCAGCAAGGCTTGACCCGCATTGACGCACCCAGGCTGCACGCCACGATCACGTTTTACCCGCCATCAAAGCGCCGGATTGACCTCGACAACTGCGTGGCAAGGATCAAGCACCTGATCGACGCGGTGGCCGAGATCACCGGCGTGGATGACAGCAAGTGGGCGATGAGCTTTTCGTTTTCCGGCGAAGTTGGTGGGATGGTCAAAATTAGGCTTGAGCCGATGAATTATTAGGATAAAATACATTCAGACGGTTTAAGCGTTGGTCGGTTCAGGGCCAGATACGCTTAAGCCGTCACAGGCTGACCCCTGCAATCTCGGTGCTGAACCCGCTGAGTTGCAGGGGTTTTCTTTTGGAGAAATGAAAGTGGAATACGAAGATTTTGTAGCGTCAAAGCGGCGCAAAGAAGTGGCTACCGGCCATCAACCCGGCGACCTGAATGAGCATTTGTTTGACTTCCAGCACGCCATTGTTTCATGGGCTGTTCGACGTGGCCGCGCCGCCATCTTTGCGGACACCGGCCTTGGAAAAACACTGATGCAGCTTTCATGGGCTGACGAAGTGGCAAGTCACACGGGCGGCATTGTGCTGGTACTGGCTCCGCTTGCTGTGTCTGAGCAGACGATTGAGCAGGGGTCGACATTCGGCATTGAGGTTAAGCGCGTGCCGCACTCTGGCGCAATTGATTCGCCTGGCGTCTGGATCACAAACTACGAGCGCATGGATGCCATCGACTTTTCTGAGCTGCATGGCTTAGTGCTGGATGAGTCATCCATCTTGAAGGCGCATGATGGCAAGACCCGCCAGCACATCATCACATCGGCTCAGGGCGTGCCTTATCGCTTGAGTTGCACCGCTACGCCATCGCCCAATGATTTTGAGGAGCTTGGCAATCAATGCGAGTTTTTGGGCGTCATGACACGCACCGAGATGCTGGCGACATATTTCGTCAACGACACCGGCGACACCGGCACGTGGCGACTCAAAGGATGGGGCGCATCCAAGTTTTGGGAGTGGATGGGGTCTTGGGCGGTTGTCTTGCGCAATCCATCCGATCTTGGGTTTGATGGCAGCAAGTACATTTTGCCGGAGCCCGAATACGTTGAGCACGTTATCCAGACCGAGGCCATTGAGGGCGATTTGTTTTCTCGCCCCGCCATGACCATGACTGAGCGCCGAAAGGCCCAACGAGACAGCATAGAGGCACGATGCAAGGCCCTTGCCGATGTGGTCAATGCTGACACATCCGAGCCATGGCTTATTTGGTGCCACCTGAATGATGAGGCTGAGTTGCTGGCCGAATTGATTCCCGGCGCGGTTAACGTGCAAGGCAGCGACAAAGCCGAATACAAAGCCGAGCAAATGATGAAATTTAGCAGCGGCGAGTTGCGAGTCCTGATCTCCAAACCCAAGATCTGTGGATTTGGCATGAATTGGCAGCACTGCGCACGCATGGCATTTGTTGGCCTTGATGACTCATTTGAGAAGTTCTATCAAGCCGTGCGCCGATGCTACCGATTCGGCCAAAAGCGCAACGTACAGGTGCATATGTTCACCGCCGAAAACGAGGGCCAGATTCTGGCAAACCTCAAACGCAAAGAAGTGCAACATCACGAGATGAGCGCAAACATGATCGAACACATGAAAGACATTATGAACAAAGAACTGGCCGGACAAGAGAACATCGTCGACGAATACCGTGAGGACACATTTAACGGGGATGGCTTTACGGTCCACCTTGGCGATTGCGTGAAATGGTCACGCCGCATGGCTGACAACAGCGTGGACTATTCCGTCTTTTCACCGCCATTTGCCGATCTTTTCGTTTACTCAAACAGCGATCACGACATGGGCAACTGCAAGAACGATCAGGAGTTTGTCGAGCAGTTGAAATTCCTGATCTCTGAGCTTTTCCGAGTCTTGAAGCCTGGCCGCAATGTCTCATTTCATTGCATGAATTTGCCGACCACAAAGATGCGCCAAGGCTTTATCGGCTTGCGTGATTTCCGGGGCGACCTAATCCGCGCATTTCAGGATGCCGGTTTCATCTATCACTCCGAGGTCTGCATCTGGAAAGATCCAGTCGTGGCCATGCAACGCACCAAGGCGCTGGGATTGCTGCACAAGACAATCCGAGAAAACAGCACAATGAGCCGCATGGGATTGCCTGACTATGTGGTCACGATGCGCAAGCCTGGCGAGATTGAGGAGCGTGTAACCCATGGCGATGACTTGCCGGTGCATATGTGGCAAAAATACGCCAGCCCGATTTGGGATGACATTGACCAAGGCCGCACGTTGAACAAGATGCCAGCCCGCGACGAGAACGACGAAAAGCATATGTGTCCACTCCAGCTTGACGTCATTGAGCGTTGCATCCATCTTTGGACAAACAAAGGCGATGTCGTATTTAGCCCATTCACCGGAATTGGCTCTGAGGGTTACACGGCCATCAAGATGGGGCGCAAGTTCATCGGCACTGAGTTGAAGCCGCAATACTTCGAGCTTGCCTGCCTGAACATCACGGACGCATCAAAAGAGCAGCAAGGATTGTTCGCTTGATGTAAAATCAAACCAGACGGCTTAGGTGTGGCGTGTACGAGACGCTGATTACACCTAAGCCGTCACGGCTGACCCTTGAATTTTGGTGCTCGTACCACCGGAGTTCAAGGGTTTTTTTATGGAAAATAAAAATGGACAAGCAACAACGCTACGAAAGCGAAAAAGCTACATGGCTACATCTGCATCCAGAAGCAACGCCAGATCAAATTGAAGCCGCATTGAAGGCCATTGCAAAACGATTGGGGCTGTAATGGCTAATCCTTGGTTTCGCCTCTATTCAGAGTTTGCGCACGACCCAAAAATTCAAATGATGCCCGAGCATATGCAAAGGCGCTACATCATGCTTTTGTGCATGCGTTGCAGTGAAACACTTGAAACGTTGCATGAAACAGAGATCGCATTTCAAATGCGATTGTCCGATGATGAGCTTGCAAAAACAAAAGAGCTTTTTTTGTCCAAGGGATTCATTGATGAGCACTGGAATTTGACCAACTGGGAAAAGCGCCAATATGCGTCAGACTCAAGCACAGTGCGGGTTCGCAAGCATAGAGACAAGAAAAAAGAAGATACAAAGCAAGATGAAACGTTACTGAAACGTTCCAGTAACGGCACAGAACAGAACAGAACAGAACAGAAACAGAATAAGACAGTCGAATCTTACGATTCTCTGTTTGACGTTTTTTGGAAGTCTTATCCAAACAAAGTCGGAAAGGATGCGGCACGCAAAGCATTTGCAAAACGCAAACCTGATGATGACTTGCTGGCGCTTATGCTGGGCGCATTGGACAACCAAAAAGCCAGCGACAGGTGGGTAAAAGACAATGGGCAATACATCCCAAACCCTGCGACATGGCTGAATCAAGGTAGATGGATGGATGAGGACAGCGCAGAATCGCAGCCATCATTGCTGGCAGGTGGCATATGAGAGGCCACGACAAACTGATTGAATTGCGCAGCAAAGGACTTCGGCCCGAGGTTGTTTTTTTGAACGACTACAAAACGCGCCCAGAGTTTTTTGACGGGACAAACATTGAGATTGAAGGCGAAGAAATGTCACTCATTGACCTGCGTTTCTTGGTAGGCTTGAGCGTTGCGGCATCATCATCGTGTGAAATCAGGGCGCGTCAGATCCTTGAGGCCTGCAAGAAATCCGGCGCAAGGATGGTGGCGATCTGCCACATCCCCGAGTCGCCGCAAAACAGAAAAACAACAGATTACATGGAGATTTGGAATGCAGTTGCTTAACGATGAGATTGACTTCAAAGCCTACCTGCGAGAGACGGACGCAAAGGCCAACGTCAAGAACGCAGCCGATTACACCCAGGCACTCAAAGACCGCTTGCGCATCAAGCAAAGCGAAAAGAGGGTTTACCTGCCATGGCCCAAAACCCGCGACAATTTTGATTTTCGGCCAGGCGAGGTAACAGTCTGGGCCGGTCAAAACGGCCACGGCAAGAGCCTGGTCACAAGCATGGTTTCGCTTTCATTGCTTGGCCAAGATCAAAAGGTATGCATCGCCAGCTTTGAGATGAAGCCGCACATGACGATTCAGCGCATGGCGCGGATGTATGCGGGCATGAATCCATTTTCTCCAGAGTTTCAAGGGAGAGATGGCATCCGCGCAATTGACGAGCTTTATGACGAGTTTGGCGGTTGGGTTGATAAGCGCCTTTGGATTTACGACCAACAGGGCACAGCAGATCGAGATTTGGTCATCGGCATGGTCAGGTATTGCGCTGTTGAGCTTGGCTTGAATCATGTCTTTGTGGACAACTTGGCAAAGGTGGTTAGCGGCGAAGACGACTACAACGGGCAAAAGACTTTTGTCGACGAGATGACAAGCATTGCCCGCGATCACCAGATCCACGTTCACATCGTTCACCACTTAAAGAAGCCGAGCAAAGAAACAGAACTGCCAGACAAAAACGACCTCAAGGGGTCTGGCGCTATTGCTGACCAGGTGGACAACATCGTTTTGGTTTTCCGCAACAAATCCAAGGAGATTGCGGTCAGATCCGGCAAGGGTGGCGAAAAGGGCGCGGAGCCAGACCAAGTGCTTTTTGTCCGCAAGCAGCGCAACTACGAAGGCTCAAGCGATGGCGAGCCGCAGATCAATTTGTGGTTTGACATGGACAGCCAGCAATACCGCGAATCGAGCGATGCGTATCCATTGTTTTTTCCCAACTACCCTCACTACAAAACATGAAGGAGACATCGATGAAATCTGAAGCCAAACGCGACGCAGGCATCGCCAAAGCCGTCAATCACGCCGACCGCATCCTTGGCGACTGGTTTGACAAAGCCAGCGTGATGATGCTTTTGTTCATTAAGCAAAACCCCGGAAAAGCATTCATGGCCGAGCAGGTCAGGGCTTGGGCCGAGGAATGCGGAATGCCAAAGCCACCAGATGGCCGCGCATGGGGTGGCGTGTTCATTGCCGCATCCAGGGCCAACGTCATCCGCAGCGTGGGCTACAAGCGCCAGGAATCGCCGTCGTGCCATTGCTCTCCGAAGAACGTTTGGAGGAAGGCATGAGCACACAACCCGAAGCCCTGCGGCTGGCCGAATGCCTTGAATCGTTTGAATGGGAAAACTACGAAGTCGCCAGGGAGTTGCGCCGACTGCACGCGGCAAACATCGACTGCATAAATCAATTCAACGCCATCAAAGCAGAGCGTGATGAGTTGATTGAGGCAATGATTCTGCTGATGGCTGGCATTGAAAACAGCGTCAGCCCAACATTTATTCCAATGGTTAAGGCTCGTGCAGCAATTGCCAAAGCGAGATCATGATGGACTACAAACTGGCCTACAAGATGCAACTCGACCGCCTGGTGCAAATCGCAAAAGACCCGGCATGGAAGGCTTGGGCCTGGGACTACGCCAAGCAGCTTGCCGCCGACAAGTCGGGCGTTTTCAAGGGCATCGACGCTGACTTGGTGGCCAGGATGAACGAGAAAAAAATTATTTCCAAAAAAGATTGATTGCGTTAAATTATTGGATTATGATTTCACACAGGCCGCAACATCTTGCAGCCATCAACCGAAAGACAGACATGAAACATCAATGGCACTACGAGCGACAGGCTCGACAAATGAACAAACGCGCAGAAGCCGCAATGGGCGTCTTGCTGGCTGTGGCCATCGGCCTTGGCTTGGCGACTTTGCTTTTTTTCCAACTTTCCAAGTGAGGCCAGCCATGTTCACGCCAGGAAAATGGACAACCGACGCATCAAACCGCGACTCATCCGGATGGATTTCAATTCGCCAAGGCATCGAAAAGCACGACCTCACAGTCGCATCGACATTTGGTCACTTTCCAGAAACAGTTGAAGCCGATGCCCGCCTGATCGCCGCATCCAAAGATCTTCACCAAGCCGTGATTGACCTGCTGCCACTGGCCGAGGCATCGCTTGGGCTGAAAAACCCGCAGGTCTTGGCGATCCGCGCAATCCTTGATGAAGTGCGAGGCCAGAAATGAACAAGCCCATCATGATCCCCATCGTGCCGAACGACAAATTTGAGCCCGAGAATTCAAGCCTGAACGTCCCATGCTGCTGGTGCAAGCACCGATTTGGCTATGACGACAAAGACCAATGCGCCGATTGCGGCCACAACGGTGATGACCAATGAGCAGCGTCAAACACATGGCCGTTTTGAACGCTCTGCACCTGAACGGCCCGCAAGACTACCTGGCGCTGGAGCGCATCCTTGGCATGGCCGGACTTCACCGGCTGACCAACTACCTGCAACAACAGCACCTGATCGCCGGATTGCCAAAAAAGGCGGGGGAGTTGCGCAAATACAAGCTGACGCAAGAAGGCTTGAGCCGCATCGGTCAGTTAACCATCTCGACCCAGCGCGTCTACGAGCCGTTGGTTTTCAAAGAATTCACGCCGACTCGCCCAGGCGCAATGGACGCAATGGCCGTGAAATCACGCGGAATTGGAGCTTGACATGACAAACTGCCAACGAATCTTTGAAGCCACCATGCGAGTGAAGGGACACACGGACTTCACCACCAGCAGCACCGGCAAGTACCTTGTGCCGAGCCTGCAAATTCGCTGGTCCTATTTCCAACTGGGCTGGGAGATGCGCGAGGTGACCTCATGAAAGTGATCAAAGACGAAATAGCGACACTGAAGCGTCGCCGCCGCGTGACCGTTGAGCTGGACCACGACGAGCGCTTGATGTCGTTCAAGGACGACCGCTTTTACCGCCTTGGGGGGCAAGTCAATGACGTGGTGCAGGGCCACGTCATCACTGAGTCAGACGCTGTTTACTGGTGTTCAATCGATCAAAGGTGGATGGCATGAACCGCGAACAAATAATCCGCATGGCGCGTGAGGCTGGCATTGATGACTGGTGGGATTCTGGATCAGAATGGCGTGAGACATTTAATGCTCATATTGAACGCTTTGCCGCCCTTGTCGCTGCTGCCGAGCGTGAAGCCATCATGGACGAGTGGTGGATGTGTGTGCAGTCTGACCTTGAAAATGGCGTGAAATCGCTTAACGAACGTGCCGCAGAAAAGTGGAAGAAAGAATACCCAGAAATTTCTAAGTTTGCCGCCGCCATCCGCGCAAGAGGAGAAGCCAAATGAGCAAACAAACAGAAGCAATGAAGCTGCAAACAATCATGGAGCAAGCCCAGGTGTTCGCCTCCGCGTGGTCGCTTGTTGGAGGACGCTTTGATGGCGGCAATGCGATGGATGACGCAGAGGTTGCAAAGAACGAGCTGCGCCAGATGGTTGCTGAAGCACTGGCAGAGCAGCCAGCACAGCAGGAGCCTGTGGCGTGGCAAGTGGAAATGTTTATTGCAGGAGAGTGGGTTCCACTGGGGAATCCGCAAAGAAGCAAAACTAAAGCAGAGGCGCTTGCAAGCAATCCGGCCCTTCCTAAAGAACATCAACGTCTTTTCCCTGTCTACACATCCCCACCAGCACAGCGCAAGCCGCTGCACATCGGTGAGGAAACCGCCGCATTCAAGGCGTGGTTTGATGCATGGTGGATTGGCGACGGAGAGCAAGGCGAAACCATCCCAACGCAGTCAGACAAGCATTTCCTGACGTACCTTGACCAGTACACGCTGGGGTTTGGTGCGTGGATGGCCGCAAAGCATGCCGCCCACGGCATTAAGGAGAACACATGACCTGCGAGCACTGCGGCTATCGACCAGCGATGCGCGATTCTTGGTGGTGTAAAAAGTGCTGGAAAGAAATTATCAATGGATGCACATGACCCACTTCATCACAGCATTGATCGCCTTCTGGGTCGGCGTCTACGCAGGAATCAAGGGCGCAAATTGGTATTGGAGGCAGTTTTGACGCAAAATGCACCCATGAAATACTTGGAAGACCTTGCAAGAGCGCTTTTGCTGGCGATTGCAGCCATTGTTTTTGCGCTTTTTATGGTTTCAATGTTGGGATGAAAAAATCCAGATTGCCAGAAATCCGCAACTTGCTCAGGCAATGCGATGATGGAATGGCGACTTCAAGCATTGCGGAATACTTCGGCGCAAGCCAAGACGTCATTCGTAACAGCCTGATCCAAATGCCGGACGCATACATCGACCGGTGGATTCAAAAGCGGGCAGCGCGTGGGCAGTTTGAGGCGGTATGGTGCGTTGTCATTCCGCCTGAAAATTGCCCACATCCGACAGAAGAAAACGAATAAAATAGAGGCTTGATTGGCGGGGCTTTCCAATACTTTCAGGCGAGGATGACCACTTGCCAAAAAGCCCAAATGTCAGACCAGCGCCACCCGCATGAGAACTCATGGCGCTGAGAGGCCAAGCACCGGAAAGCCGTAAGTTGTAAGGTGTCAATTTGGGAACGGTCAAAAGGAACAAAAAATGCTCACGCCGAAACAGGAGAAATTTGCGCAATGTGTGGCCGATGGGATGAGCCAGGCCGAGGCATATAGGACGGCATTTAATGTCGGCGCAAACACAAAGCCAGAAACAACCATCAAGCGTGCCAATGAGCTTATGCGCAAAGGGGACGTTTCGGGGAGGGTGGCAGAACTGCGCGAAAAACTGACTCAAAAAGCCCTCTGGACGCGCGAGATGAGCGTTGCAGCGCTTTTGGAGGCGTACCAAGAGGGCAATGCCTCCGCCAAGGTTGCAGCCGTTAAAGAGCTTAATGCGATGCACGGATTCAACGCAGCGCAAAAGGTTGACCTGACAAACTCGGATGGCAGCCTGAAACCATCCGTCATTCAGATTGTCGCCAAGAAGTGACAGCGGCCACGGTTGAGCTACCGCCAAAACTGATCCCGCTGTTTGAGCCTCAGCGGGGCCAACTGCAATACCGATGCGCCCATGGTGGCCGCGGATCTGCGAAGTCGTTTTCATTTGCCTTGATGGCGGCAATCTGGGGTTATGCCGAGCCCATCCGGGTACTTTGCGCTCGTGACTTGCAGGCCAGCATCAAGGAATCATTCCACGCCGAACTGAAAGCGGCCATCTCGGCTTATCCGTGGCTTGAAGCCAACTACGATGTTGGCATCGACTACCTCAAGGGCAAAAATGGGACTGAATTCATTTTCAGAGGTTTGAGGCACAACACCGGGTCAATCAAGTCGCTGGCAAAGATTGACCTGACCATTGTTGAAGAAGCCGAAGATGTGCCAGAGGCATCATGGCTTGCGCTTGAGGCTACGGTTTTCCGTCAACTCAAGTCCGAGATGTGGGTTATCTGGAATCCGCGCCTTGAAGGCAGTCCGGTTGATTCACGATTCAGGAAGGCAAAGCCAGAGGGCGCGATGGTGGTGGAAATGAACCATGGCGACAATCCATGGTTTCCACCGGGGCTTGATAAGCTGCGCAAACACCAACAAACAACACTTGACCCGGCCACATACTCGCATATCTGGGAAGGCGCTTACCTGCAAAACAGTGATTCACAAGTGCTGGCCCGCAAAGTCAAAGTCGCTGAATTCACGCCTGGGGCCGATTGGGATGGGCCATATCATGGCGCTGACTGGGGATTCGCCCAAGACCCTACAACGGCGGTCAAATGCTGGGTCAATGCGGGCAATCTGTATATTGAGCATGAAGCCTATAGGGTTTCGCTTGAGATTGACGAGACGGCCGATTTCCTGAAAAAACACGTTCCAGGCATCGAAAATCACGTAATTCGGGCGGATTCTGCGCGGCCAGAGACAATCAGCTATCTCAAACGCAAAGGCCTGCCACGCATTGAAGGCGTCAAGAAATGGCCAGGATCGGTTGAGGATGGCGTGGCCCACATGAGGGGATATGGGGAAATCATCATTCACCCTCGATGCGTGGAGACAATCAAGGAATCACGGCTTTACAGCTATAAAGTTGACCGGCTATCGGGCGACATCCTGCCTGAAATCGTCGACGCGCATAACCATTGCATGGATTCAATTCGCTATGCCATTGCGCCGCTCATCAAGTCGCCCAAAGCCGACATCGTTATGGAATTTTTGTAATCCGGCCTAAAATGCCCCAAAACCGAGGATTGCCATGACAGCACCAACAATCAAAGTCAGCGAATTAACCGGGGCGGCAGAGCTTACCGGCCAAGAATTGGTCATGGTGGTGCAAGGCGGCGTGTCCGTGCGAGTGCCAGCCAGCAAATTTATGCCGCTGACGACCGTCGTCAACCTGACCGGCTCGCAAATCAACAAAGGCCAAGTGGTCTACGTCACGGGCTCACAAGGCACACGCATGACCGTGGCCCTTGCCATTGGCACAAGTGACGCAACGTCCGCGACCATCTTGGGCGTGGCCTTGACCAACATCGCTAATGGGGCTGAGGGTTTTATTGCCACAAGCGGCCTTGAGGTCACGGGAATCAGCACCGCCGGATATGCGGACGGCGATGTTCTTTGGCTGTCGCCTACTGTGGCCGGTGGGATGACCAAAACCAAGCCAGTCGCGCCAAATCACTTGGTGATGATTGGCTACGTGGTCAAGGGTGGGTCATCGGGCGGCGGCATCATCCACATTCACACGCAAAACGGCTATGAATTGGGCGAGCTTCACGATGTGCGCGAGACAAACGTGGCCGCAAAACAGATCCTCAAGCGCAACGATGCCAACACGTATTGGGAAAACTCCAGCGCCTTGCCATTGCCCAACACGACCGCACCGGCCACACCTACCGGCGGCGGCGTCTTGTACGTCGAAGGCGGCGCACTCAAATTCAAAGGCTCAAGCGGCACGGTCACTGTCGTCGCTCCAGCATAAGGGGAAAGCATGACAGCAGAATACGACATCACCATTCGCCAAGGCTCAACGTTCATCCAGAATTTGATCTGGAAGGACTCGGCAGGCGTGCCCGTTGACCTGACCGGCTACGTCGCCAGGATGCAAGTTCGCCCGGGCGTTTGCAGCCCCGACGTCATCGTGGAACTGACCACCGCCAATGGCCGCATTACGCTTGGCGGCTCGGCTGGGACAATCGCGCTGGAGATTTCGGCCACCGTCACCGCGGCTATTACAGACGGCTGCGGCGTTTACGACTTGGAGCTTGAATCATCAGATGGCACAGTGACCGCAATCCTCGCGGGCGCCGTCACATTTGAGCGCGAGGTCACTCGATGACCGACTTGGTTGTTATTACGCAAAACGGCAACATCGTCGTTGACGGCCAAACAACAACCGATCAAGTCGTTATCACTGAGGACGGCACGATCGTCATTACCCAGCAACAGACGCAAACGCTGGAGATCGTTGCAGCCGGACCGCAAGGCCCAGAGGGCCAAAGCATCACCAACGTGGTGGACAACGGCAACGGCACGCTGACCGTTTACTATGGCGACGGCCAGACGACAACAACCAGCAATTTGACCGGCCCCACCGGCCCTCAAGGCCAGACTGGATTGCAGGGCATCGCCGGACCCACCGGCCCGCAGGGATCAATCGGCCCGACAGGCGCACTTGGCCCGACTGGCTCATCAGGCCCCACTGGCCCCACTGGCGCGGCCTCGACCGTACAGGGCCCAACTGGCCCGCAAGGCGTCCAAGGAATCCAGGGCGTGCAAGGCGTGGCTGGTCCAACTGGGGCGCAAGGCGCACAAGGACTCCAAGGAAACACGGGCCCCACAGGCCCAACCGGTGCGGCATCCACGGCAGTTGGCCCAACTGGATCTATTGGCCCCACAGGCCCAACCGGTGCACAGGGCGCAGCATCAACCATCGCAGGCCCAACCGGCCCCGCTGGCGCTCAAGGTGCGCAAGGCCCAACCGGCCCCACCGGAGCGGCCTCGAC